AAGACGAGGACATTCGCAATGCTGTTATTGAGGAACTTAGTAATGAAGCTTTTGCTAATCGTCCAGAAACTGCTGGTGATTATCAGTTGCCGGAAACAATTGACGATCAAATGGCTACTGATAACGAACTTCTTAAATGGTGGTCTGATACTGCGTTTGAAAATGGGTACAGCCAAGAGCAGTTTGAAGAAGGCATTAATATGTATGCTGAAGCTCTTAATGCTGATGTTCCTGATTATGATGCAGAGGTTTCCAAACTTGGTGACAATGCCGAAGCTAGGCAAGAAGCTGCTAGTTTATTTGCTAATCAGTTTTTTGAAGAACAGCATCTTTCAGCTATTGAACGCATGTGCGAAACCGCTGATGGTATTGAGGCATTAGAGTTTATGATGCAGTCAATGCAGCAAGGTGGGCCGTCTATTGATGGTCAGGCTGTAGCTACTGTTACTCAAGATCAATTAAATCAAATGATGTTAGACCCTCGGTATCACGACCCAGTTAAACGAGATCAAACATTTATTGCTGAAGTAGATGCTGGCTTCAAGCGTTTATATGGATAAGGAAGTTGGACGCATTGGGCGGCTATCATTAGTAGAGGCTAGCTTGAATCACGCTAGAATGATCGCTGACAGCCTTAGAATGCATGACGCTAGAGAATGCCTCATATATGGCTTAACGCCATTAGAGGCTCTTATAGAGCCGTTTACGGTAAAAGATAGCAGAACCTATGCTATAAAATTTAACGAAACTGTTATAGCTATGTGTGGAACTGTGCCTGTTTCAGAGGGTGTTGGCAGAGTTTGGATGCTCGGTACTGGTGGCGTTAATGAAAACTATCGTATATTTTTGCGTGGCTGCAAGCCAGCAATAGATATATTGCAGGGCGAATATGAGGTTGTAGAAAACTTTGTTCCGCAAGATCATGTTGATACAATCATGTGGCTAACATGGTGTGGTTTTATATTTGACGAAGAGGTTTATAATATTCACGGTCACAACATGATGCGTTTTGTGCGTTGCAGAGAAAGAAAAAATAATGTTTATTACCTAGAACGGCCTGTAATGCATTGAGCGACCCATACGGACAATCGCATTGAAAGTGAAAAACAGACAACCGCAGTAAGTATATTAACCTTAATCCTATGAAGAGGACTGTAAAATGGCGAATACAATTGACACCGCCTTTATTAAACAGTTTGAATCAGAGGTTCACATGGCTTATCAGCGCATGGGTTCTAAACTGCGGAACACTGTGCGTACTGTATCAAGCGTTCGTGGGAACACTGTTCGATTCCAAAAGATTGGAACAGGCTCTGCTTCAACTAAATCACGAAATGGTATGGTAACTCCAATGGAGTTGGCACACACCAACGTAGAAGCAACAATGTCTGATTTCTATGCTGCCGAGTATATCGACAAGCTAGATGAATTGAAGACAAACATTGATGAGCGTCAAGCTGTAGCAAAATCTGCTGCCGCTGCTCTTGGTCGTAAGACTGATGAGATTCTTATCACTGCTATGGATGCTGGTGCGAACTCAACTCAAATTAGCGGAACTGGTGCTGCTCTTACAAAAGCAAACCTGTTAACTCTTTTTGAAACATTTGGTTCAGCTAACATCCCAGAAGATGGTGGGCGTTATCTTGCGATGCACCCAGCAGGTTATGCTGACTTGTTCAACATTACTGAGTTTGCTTCAAGTGACTTTGTTGGTGAGCAAAACCTACCATTTGCTGGCGGCATGACAATGAAAGAATTTCTTGGCTTCAAGATTTTCTCTACATCAGCCGTTACTGCTGGTAAAAATATGGCGTACCACACATCATCTATTGGGCTTGGTATCGGTGCAGACGTTACGACTGAACTGAATTATGTCCCAGAGCGTGTGTCACACCTTGCAACCTCAATGATGTCCATGGGTTCTATTGTTATTGATGACAATGGTATCTATGAAGTCCTTGACAACAACTAGGAGGATTAGACATGGCATACGCAGCATCTGGTCTTAATCGTCTTGCAGGGGCGTCTAATGGCAATCTGTGGTTTTATACTACCGCAGACGCTATTGCTACTGTGAACACAGAAGGTTACTTTAATAACGCAGCAAACATGCTTAATGTTCGCGATGTTATTATTGTAGCTGACACAAACACACCAACAACAAGTTTTGTTAGTGTGCTTTCTAATACTGGTTCTGTTGTAGATGTATCTAATGGTACAGCTATAGCTGAAACAGACTCAGACTAAAGGAGTAGGGGGGTCAAGGTATTAACTTACCCCCCTAACCACACATGGCACTTGTAAGCACAACGGCTAATTCGCCAATTGATATTTGTAGTAGAGCATTAATTTTAATTGGTGCTGACCCAATTACTTCATTTGATGATGGAAATACAGAAGCCTTAGTTGCTGTCAATATGTATGAAGATGTTGCTAGAGCATCTTTAGTAAACTCTCGTTGGAGATTTGCCACAAACCAAGCTGTTTTAAATTTATTAAGTTCTGCCCCTACTGGCAGATATGATCGTGCTTACCAGCTTCCGAGTGATACTCTTATGCTTCATGCTGTTACAGTAAGCGATTTACCTATTGATTATCAGATTTACGGAAACAAAGTTTTTTCAGATACTGACCCAGCAGATGTTGTAGTTGCTGACTATACTTTTAGAGCAGAAGAGCAAGACTGGCCTTCTTACTTTACAATTGCTGTTGAGTATTCCTTAGCAGTTGTATTTGCTACATCAATTGCAAGAGACTCTACACTTGCAACTCTAATGCAAAGCCAAGGCCAAAACGCTATGGCAAAAGCAAGAAGTCTGGACTCACAGCAGCAGACTTCAAGAAAACTTACAACATCTAGGTTTATTGCCGAAAGGCGCAGTTAATGGCTAGAGTCAGGGTTCCTATTACCAACTTTCAGTATGGTGAAGTTAGCCCATCTCTTGTGTCCAGAACAGATACAAAAGTTTATTCAAACTCTGCAAAATCTGTTGAAAACTTTTTTCTTAGAAACGAAGGTGGCTTGCTAAAACGCTTTGGTACTAAGCGTATTTATGAGTTTGACACAACACTAGACACAGATAAATTTCAGCAACATAGGATTGTTCCTTTTATTTTTTCTGATGATGAGCGTTATGTAATTTCACTTGAGCATCAAAAAATTAGATGTTTCCAAATCAACCCTACTACTGGTGCTATTTCTTTAGTGGCTACTGTAACACAAGATGTTGATAGTGCTGCCCTGCCTATTACTCACGATATTTTGCATGAAATTACATTTGCTCAATCAGGTGATGTAATGTTTCTTGCTCATAATACATTTATGATTCGCAAGTTAGTGCGTACCAGTTTAACAGCTTTTCAAGTTGAGACTTATCAATTTGCTGAAAGTGCAGATGGGTACAGAGTTAACCAGCCTTATTATCCTTTTCAAGATTTAACAGTAACTCTTGATCCTTCAGCTTCAACAGGGAATGGAATTACCCTAACTACTAGCGCAAGTTATTTTGACACAACAGGAACGCAATCAGGTGGTAATTACGCCAGTTCTAAGCATATTGGAATTGTTTTGCGTTATCACGATAACGAAGTTTTGATTACCTCTGTTCAATCAGCAACACAAGCAACAGGCAATATTACTAACGAGTTGCTTGTTCATCTTGATGTTGATGCTCTTGAAACAACAGAAGGTATAGCTGATGTTGAGATGACCTTCCCTTTGCATGGATTGTCTACAGGTGACTCAATTGTAATTTCAGAAGCTGGTGCTGTAGGTGGGATTGCTAGGAATCAAATCAATGGAACTAGGTCAGTACAAGAAATTATTGATGAAAATGTAATTGTGTTTACAGCGGGGGCAAACGCATCTAGCTCTACTGTAGGTGGAGGCTCACCAAAGGTAGTAACGCACGCGCCAACAACACAATGGAGCGAACAGTCTTACTCTGCATTACGCGGCTTCCCAGCGGCAGTAGCATTCCACGAAAATAGATTATGGTTTGGTGGCACTATTTCACAGCCTGACGGATTGTGGGGCAGTAAAAGCTCTGAGTATTTTAACTTTGATGTAGGTGATGCTGAAGATAATGATGCGCTTGATCTAACTGCTAGCATTGGTGAGATTAACTCAATACGTCACATTGTATCTAACCGTGATCTACAAGTGTTTACCTCAACATCAGAATTTTACATTCCATCATTTGTTGAAAAACCTATTACAGCAACTAATGCTAGGATTAAAAGGCAAACACCATTTGGCGCAAGTTATGTAAAACCATTTTCGTTTGATGGTGCAACTATGTATGTACAGAAGCATGGCTCTGTTGTTCGTGAGTTTGTTTATTCAGATGCAGAAGGCGCTTATGTTGCTAATGGTATTAGTCAGCTTTCATCACATTTAATTAACAACCCAATTCAAATGTCTGTGCTTAATGGCGCAATCAATCGTCCAGAATCATACGCTTTCTTTGTAAATCAAAATGGTGAGATTGCATTGCTTACATCTAACAGGGCTGAAGAACGTGCTGGCTGGGCTAAGTTTACTACTAAAGGCAAGTTTCATTCTATTTGCACTGTTGATGATCGTGTATTTCTTGTAGGCCTGTATGATACTGGCGCAGGCACAAAAAAATATATTCTTACAGAATTTGATTCTAATTTAAATTTAGATTTTTCTAATACGTTTACTGGTGTTGCCGGTGTGTTCGATGTGTCTGCTCATTTCCAAAATGGTGCTGTAGTTGATGTAGTTGATGATACAGATTACATAGGCCAGTTTACTGTAGCTGGCGGGAATGTTGATGTATCTGCTGTGTCTGAAATAACAAGCGCAGAAATCGGTTATTCATTTACTGTAAGCGCAGAAACATTACCTATTGATGCTAATGTTCAAGGTGGCCCATTAACTGGAAACCCTCGCTCTGTTAACAGGGTAATACTTGATGTGCTAGATACTTTATCTCTTACGGTAAATGGTAAACAACTTGTAATTCGGCGTGTTGGTGACGATTTAAGTTTGGATCGTGTGGCAATTCAAGGCAAACAGGAGTTTCGTTTGCTTGGTTACAGCAAAGACCCAACAATTAAAATAACTCAAAGCGCACCGTTGTCACTACAAATCAATGGAATTATTGCAGAGGTGTCATTCTAATGTTTCAATTACTAGGTACAGCATTTAGCGCGTTTGCTTCCATTCAAGCTGGTCAAGCTCAAAGAAGGGCTGAAGAAGCGCAAGCTTTACAGTATGAGCAAGAAAAACGTCAGAATGAAATTGAGACTTTGCAGCGTCACAATGATCGTCTTGCATCTTATGACTCAGCTAGAGCAGCTAACCTTGCTTGGTTTACTTTTGCTGGCAGAGATATAACCAGTGATCGCTCTGTTAAAGCTTTCTTAGATAAGCAGCGTGAAGTTGCGTTTACTGATGTCTCTCGTTCTGACAAGCAGGGTTATGCTGAAGGATCACAACTTGCTATGCAGGCGCAAGTAGCAAGGCAGCGCGGTCGCGCTGCGTCTACGGCTGGAATGATTAAAGGGTTTTCAACCATTGCAAGTGGTTTGCACAACTACAATTTGACGAAAGTGTAGATGTGATATGGCAGTAATTAGAGAAAAACAACAGTTTAGAAACTCACGCATAGGCGTAGTTCGCATGGATACTGGCGAAAGTCAGATGTGGCAAACTGTTGCGTCTGCTGCTGACTCCTTAACTCAGCAAGCTTTTAAGCAGGCCTCTGTAGAGGCGCAGAACAAAGGCAAGGAGTTTGCAGAATCTGTTGGCGAGGAGTCATTAAGAACAATCGACCCAGCTACAGGCAAGCCTCAGGCGTTTAAAGCACCAACAAGCTTTGGAACTATTGCTCAAGCTGCTTATGAAGAGACTCTTGATCGTAGATACATACGCACTGTTGATAGAGAAATAAGAGACAAAGCAAACGAAACATATCTTAAGTATGAGTTTGATCCGCAGGGTGTGGAGAAATACTCACAGGTAATGGAAGACTATGTTGGCGGAATGACCAAGAACGCTGACAAGCGTTTTGAAGGAATTGTTCGTGACACAGGCGCAGCTTATATTGCCAGCACAAAATTCAATCTTATGCAGAAGCGCAATCTTAGAATCAAAGAAGCTGAACAGATTGCACAAAGAGATGATGCAAAAGACAACGCTTCATTTATTGAGTCTATGGCTGAAAATGTAGATTGGAGTTTGCCTGATTCACAAGGCCACAGAGATGTTGAAGACATGTACATGGAAGGGGTTGCTGGTCAAAGAGCAGCAAATGTTGCTGGTTTAATTTCTGATGCACAATTTGAGGCAAACGTAGGTGTAATGCGTAGAGCATTGCCTAAAGCGATACTGTCAAAGATGATTAATTTTGATACTGTGTATGAAAAAGAAGATGGCAGCACAGTTCAAATAAACTCTGATGTAGCTCTTTCTATAGAAAACTCACTAAAAACTAATAGGGTTCTTGATGAAGTGCCTACAGCTTTGAAGCCTCAAGTTCAAAGAATACTTGATTCAGAGGCTTATGATAAAGATCGTGACAACATAGCTCGACATGTTACAGCACTAAGAACAAATCTAAGCCTCAAAGAATCAGATGCTGTTAAGCTAACAGCGTTTCAAAAGACTGTGCTTAATGTTGCCGAAGAAGGTTTTGTTGTTGACACAAATGACTCGCAAGTAAAAAAAGCTGGCGATGTTTTAATAGCAAATGAAGTTGATAGTTTAGACCCAGCAAGGCCTAACATGGTTCCTTATTTTACAAGCGAAGAGTCTACAAAAGAAGATGCGCCTTGGAAAATCATGGTTGCAGGAAAAGGCATTATAACTGAGGGCATGGAGCTAACGCTAAAAAGAATTTACAGGCTTGAAGGCATGACTAAAGAACAAATAGAAATTGGTTTAAGTCATTATGATTATTTAGCTAATGTAAATATTGCAGGTTCTACTGTTAACAAAACATTAGACACAACTTTGTCAAACGATGAAAACGCATTCTTACGCACACTAAGCTATGTAACTAGAGTTGGTGGCTCTGAAAACATTGTTGAGTTTGCCGCTAAGTTAAAAGAAAACATGCAGAATACATCGGCTGTAAATGACAGAGTTAAGTCAGTCCTTGGTGATGGTGATAAAGACAAAAAATCGGCTAACGATCTTTTAAATGCTTATCTTCAAGGCGATAACGACATAAATGAATCAACTGCATTTGGAACTGATTACCAAATGGTTGAAACTGTAAAGCCGTATGTAAAGCATTTGATTATGTCTGGTGTTGGAAAAGAAGATTTAAACGAACAGTTAAACGAAATGTTTGAAACATCTTACATTAATACTGTTGGTGTTGTTGTCGATAGATACAACTCCCAGATAGATAAGTCTATGTTTGCGTTGCCAAGATTGCTGCCAGACTATGCGGAAAGGCAGGCTTTTTATAGTAACGCTACAGAATTAGTCCAAACCTTAAGCGGTAAAAATTTTTTAATGCGTGAAAAAGGTCAGTACATAGGCATCGAAAAAGACCGACAGATAAAACTTGTGCCAATGACAACAAGCGCATTTCAGCCTGATGTATTACCGTTAGAATACAAAATAGATGATGACTTATCAGAAGAAGGGTTTGTTACAAGAAGCTCGTCACTGCAAACATTCCAATATATTGCTCATTACGTTGATGATGATGGTCAACTTAGAATGATCCCAGATAAAAACGGTAGTCCAATATTTATAGGCACAGAGTTGGCTTATGAAGACATTGCCAACATAAGAAAAGCGCAATCACAAGATGAAATGTATGATGCTAATAAAAAAACATTAAGAAAAATAGAAATAAGTAGGCTAACTAAAGCTCGTATTGATAGGAATGTTGAGGCTTTAAGTAATATAGCGTCGCCATTTAAAGGTGATGATTAATGGGAATTAATCCTTGGGAATCAACGCAAGCAACTTTTGTTGAATCAGATGTTTCTAAAAGGCGGTCGTTGCAGCGCGTAGAGCAGCCTGAGTTTTTTGCTGACACTGTTCCGGCGGCTCTTGGTTATCAATACCTGCCTATGTTTGAAGCTGTTAGGAATGCAGTTAAGCATGGAACAGAAGTTCAACAGGGTTACAATGCTCTTGATGACGTAGATGGGTATGAAGAGTACAAACACCATTTAATGAATGCTGTTAGCGAAGATCATATGCGTGATCTTAAAATGCAGCTTGATGAAAACAAAAAACGCAGACAGGTTTTAGCTGACTCATCATTCTGGGCTAACTTGGGTGCTGGTATCTTTGATCCAATTAACTTAGTTGCTTTGCCTTTTGGCGGCGCAGCCGCTACTGCTGGTCGGCAGTTCTTGCGTACTGGTGCTGGCGTAGGTGTTACACAGGCTGGCTTAGAGGTGGCTCGTGCGCCGTTTGATCCACTATCTACCCCATCAGAAGTGGCTACAAACATAGGCTCTGCTTTTGTTATTGGTGGTGCTATTGGAAGTCTTGTGTCTATACCGGCTAGACGTAGAGGCGCAGCAATAAAGAAAACTGAAACTCAAGTAACGGAATTTGCAAATGAGGTAGGTGACATTACACCTGACCAAATTAGAAACATTAACAATCCAGAATACAGAACATTTAAAGATAGAAAGCAAAGTGAATTAAATAATTTTGAAAAAATATTTCCAAAAGAACGTGATCTACTAGAATCTAAATTGCAAAAGGCTAAAGAAAAAGCAGATGCGCTTTTTAAAAAAGCAAGTGATTTGCGTGAGCAAGTCAAAAAGAATCCAGCATTAGAAGCCAAGAACAGTGTTTTGTATAAAAAAGCAATAGAACAATATAATGCTGCTAATGTTCAAGTAAAAATACTTCAGACAGCAACAGCACAGAAAAGAGTTGATGTTGAAAAGGTAAAAGAAGAACAGCTATTTCGTAGGGTTGAAGAAGTAAAAGATATTGGTGGCGATGTTTCAAAGCCGTTTGATTTTGCAGATAACTTCTTTACAGATTCTTGGGCTTTTAAGGGTGTTACCACAGGCTTTAAAAGAGTTTTGCAAGACAAAGAAATACCTCAAAGCGTTAAAAGCACTATGGTTAGATTAGCTGGTGATGCTGGTATGTTGTTTAAAATGAATCAAATGGGGTTTGCTACACCAAAATCTGTTTATCAATATGCTCAAACAAGAAATGGTGAGTGGCTACAAGTATACACGAAAATGCTAACACAGTTTGGTGAACACAGTGGCAAAGGCGTTACTCAAGTTGGTGACGTAAATTTTTCAAACATTGATGGTTCGTTTTCTGCATATCTAAAAGAAGTTAATCGTAAATACATAAACGGTGAAGAAGCTTCTACAACAGCAGAAAAAGAATCAATACAGGCATTAAATAAGTTTTATAAAACTTGGGAAGACAGGCTTGTAGAGCAAGGCATTATTGGCAGCATAAAATCTATTGAAGCCAAGATGGACAACATTAAATTTAAAATACAACGAAAAGAAAAAACACTTCTTGATGCTCAGATTAAAATAATTGAAAAAGCATTTAGCACAGAAGAAGCACAGCGATGGGTTAGCAGGCTTAAAAGAAAAAAATTTAATCAAACTGATGTTGTAAGAATGGTTAAATCACCACTAACTGGTGAGTTACCAAAAGGTGTTCCTGATTATCTTATTGACGTTATAAACGATTCCAATACTAGATTAAGTGCGCTTGAAGATCAGTTGTATGAACTTGAGTTTAGTATGCTTGTGGCTAAAGAAGAAAGAACATTGCCACAAAACGAAGAGTTAATGTTTCCTCGCTATTGGAATAGAGATCAAATACGCGAAAAAAGACAAGAATTTGCTGCAATATTAAAAGAGCATTACAAAGAAAACCCTTACATTTACGAACGCAATGAAGCTGCGTTTGAAGAACGGCGCATTAGAAACATATCTGAATTAAGTGACGCAGAAATCCAAGCGCGGTTTGGCGAAGAGTTTAATATGGTTAGTATTACGTCTAATTTTAGACGCGTGCAAGATGGCCCTATTGGGCAGCAAGGCGGTGGTGCGCTTGGTATGTTTGTGCGTTATGCTAATGATGGAAGGCAAGAAGTCTATTTAGACAGCACTGGCATTTATCAATATTACAATGAGATGGCAGAAGCTATGAAAAACCCATCTAAAGCTTTTAAAGACTTAGATGCTACACGCTCAAAGACTTCAGAAGATTATGCTCACAGAAAATTTGTAATGCGTAATTGGAGTTTTTTTCAAACTTTTAATGATTTTCAAGACTTTGTTTTGTTTCACGAGTTGCATCACAACAAGTTTAATCGGCGATCAATGGGTGTTAAGACACAAGCAGATCAGCTTAGAATGGAAAATGCTACAGATAGGGCTGCTCTTGCATTTCTTAAACAAAAACTACCAGAAATACGCGAAGGTCAGCCAGTCTATTTCAAGCGTAGGCTTGATGTTGAAGACGAGCGTATGCTCAATAAACGCGTTGAAGACACAATAGATAATATATTGGGATTGGCTGATACTGCTAATGACATGAACGCGTATTACGGTGCTGGCAAATCTAAACACATGCGTCACAGATCATTAGATATTCCAAATGCAAAAGTTTTTGATTTTATTCAAAATGATCCACTTGCTGTAATGAGAGCGTACACAACTCGCGTTGCGCCTCAGTATGAGTTTTCTAAAATGTTTGGTGGCAAGTCAGTAGATGAAGTTTTAGATGACATTGATATTGATATGGCTGGCAAACCCATAGAAAAAATAAACGCAGCTAGAAAAGACTTTTTGCATTTATATGATCGTGTTGTAGGCACAGTATTGCGTGAGCCGCATTCATGGGATCAGCGTACAGCTACTGTGCTAAGAGATTTTGCACAGCTTAATTACCTTGGCTCTGCTGGCTTTTCTACATTGCCTGACTTTGCAAAAATTATGATGGAGCATGAGCTTAAAGATGTATTTAAAACTTTATTCGCAACAATTTCTGATTCTCGTATACGCATGTCAGCTATGGAAGGTAAGTACGCTGGTGAAATAGCAGAGATTATATCAGGCGACGCGCATATGCGCCTTGTAGATGATGTAAGCAACAATCCTTTTAACGAAGGAACGTATGACAAATACATGAGCAAGCTTAAATGGGGTTTTTATCAAGCTAACTTGCTTGCGCCTATGACTAACATTATGAAAAAAATGGATGCAATTGTTCGTGGTCATTCATTAATACAAATGTCTATGCGTCTTGCTGGAAGCGGTAAGAAAGCAACTAAGTTTGAGGTTGAGTATCTTGCTCGATATGGAATTGACAAAGCAAAGGCTAAACGCATTCGTGAGCTTGTTGATAATAAAGTTATTGACCAGACTGAAGGCGGCCTATACTTACCAAGCACAGAAAAATGGCCTGTAGAATATGACGATTTAAAGCTAGAGTTTCGTAGTTCGCTTAACAGTGGCATTATGAATACTATTCTTATGGGTACACCAGCAGATAAACCAAACATTGTTGATGGTGTAGTTTACGTTCCTTATCGCATAGCTAGACAGTTTGGCGGCAAGGAAGACCCTAAGTATCGCGGCTATACACGCATAGAAAATGGATTGCTTGGCTTACCGTTTCAGTTCTACTCATATACATTAGCAGCGGTAAACAAAATTACAGCTTCATACGCCACAGGTCAGGCAAGAAACAGGGCAGTAGCACTAGCCGCATCTATGGGACTTGCGTATATGGGTCTGGAATTAAAAAATCCTGATTTTGTTATGGATGAAATGGCAATAGAAGATAAAATTGCACGTTCTTTTGATATGTCTGGTATGGCTGCTTTGTATTCAGATGGTCTTTATACCGCAATGCATACATCAATGGCTCTAGGTGGGCCTGATATATCTATGGGTTTAATTCAGCCAAAGTTCCCACAAGAAGAAAACATTGCCGATGCGGCAGTTGGTGTGTTAGGTGCGGGGCCAAGTATAGGTCTGGACATTACTAGAGGCGTTGGTGAATTTGTAAGTGGTAATTATGGTGAAGGCGCAAAACAAACTATGCGTTCTATGCCATTAGCTAGATTATGGTTATGGAAAGATTTTATGAATGAAGCTAGTAATGCGTTTACTGCAAAGCGTTACTAATTGTGCGTTGAGCATTTTGTTAAACAGGAGTAGGGTTTTGGCATGACAATTAACATAGCTGATAACACACCACGAGTGTCATATACGGTAGGGCAAGGGGTTACACAAACTTCTTTTGCAGTTTCGTTTGAGTTTTTTGCTAGTGCTGATCTAAACGTATACGTTGATGGAACTAAAAAAAGCATTAGCACTCATTACACTGTAAGTGGCGGTAGCGGGTCTACTGGTGCAGTTGCTATGTCTGTAACTGGAGCGTCTGGCGGCAGCACAGTTGTTATAACTAGAAGCATTGCGCTTGAAAGAACTACTGACTTTCCACCATCTGGTGCGTTTCAAATAAATTCTTTAAATACAGAGCTTGATAGAATTACAGCAATTCAAGCTGACCTTGATGATGAGATTGGACGCTCACTTCGACTAACTGATTATGATGTTGCCGCTAATTTAACTTTGCCAGAATTAAACTCTCGTAAAGGTACTACTCTAGCATTTAATGCTACAACTGGGGCTGTTGAAGCGGGGCCAAGTGTTGCTGGCGTGACTACAGTAAGCGCACTCGCTGCTGATATTGCTGCGCTAGCTGACATTGAAGACGGAACTACAGCTACAGACGCTATATCAGGACTAGCTGCAATTAAAGCTAACGTAACTACTGCGGCTGGCATTGCAAGTAACATAACGAGCGTTGCGGGTAATACATCTAACATTAATGCTGCTGTAGCTAATGCTTCTAACATTAATGCTGCTCCAGCTAATGCACAACTTGCTAATGATTGGGCCGCTAAAGTCAATGGCATTGTTGATAGTTCAGACTATTCATCAAAAGCTTGGGCTATTGGTGGCACAGGCGTTACTGACGCATCTGGTGCTGGCCCTGCTAAAGACTGGGCAACAGAGACAACTGGTCAGGTAGACGGTACAGAGTATTCTGCTAAAGAATATGCTGTAGGCGCACAACGTAGAGGACAAGCCAGTGGTGGTTCTGCAAAAGATTGGGCCACATACACAGGTGGCACAGTAGACAATGCTGGTTACTCAGCAAAATATTGGGCAGAACAAGCTGCTGCTAGTGCTGATAACGTAGATGATTTGTACCTTGGCCCTAAAAGTTCAGACCCAACAGTGGACAATGACGGTGATGCGCTAACTGTTGGCGATTTGTATTTCAACACAGGCGATAATGTTTTGAAAGTTTATGACGGATCGGCTTGGAATGCTGCTGCTATTAGCACAGCGGGAGTTGCAACAGCAGGCTTTAGCATCGCAATGAGTATTGCCTTATAGGAGTAAACAATGGCACAGAATTTTCGCAGATACACATTGAACGCAGTAGGCACTGTTGCCGCTGACATTCCCGATGGGTCTAACTTTGACAGCTTTGACACCATTGTAGGCATTCATATCGCTAACGTAACGGCTAACGCTATCACGGTTGAGTGTTACATCAATGATGGCACTAACGACATTCATCTGGTTAAAGATGCACCCATAGCGGCTGGCGGTGCGCTTCAGATATTAGACGCTGGTGCTAAATTTGTCGTCCAATCTGGTGACAGGCTTTATGTCAAATCAAACACAGCAAGCAGCGCAGATGTTTGGGTGTCTGCCGTTGATGCGATCAGCACATAGGGGATTAAGATGGGTTATGTAGGCAATCAACAGGGTGAAGGCTTTAGCCAAGTACCAGCCAAGCAAGACCTTACTGGTGCTACTGGCACTAGCCTTACGCTGTCACACGCTGTAGCTAGCGCAGAAGGCATTGACCTGTTTATTAATAACGTGAGGCAAGAGCCTACAACAGCTTATTCAGTAACAGGAACAGCGGTAACACTTACTGGAGCAGTGGTAGCATCAGATGATATTTATGTGGTCTACAATTCACTGGCTTTGCAAACGACAGTACCGCCGGATGCGTCTGTTAGCACAGCCAAGATTGCTAATAGTGCAGTTACATCTGCCAAGATTGCTGACACTAATATAACTTCAGCTAAAATGTTTAGCGGTTTTGCCAATGGCATAACTATGGCTGACCAATTTAGATTAACAACTAGTCTTACAAGTTCTGGAACTCTTACTAACTGGGAGCGTCCTACAGACGCTAACGGCAACAATATGCGTTTTGCCCAACTTAGCACAGGCATGACTCAATCCAGCGGTATATTTAGTTTTCCAAGCACAGGCTATTATGTTGTTTATGTAGCCAGTGAACTTTTTGCAACGAGTGGTGACGGTGGAGTGTTTATAGAATTGCAAGTTACAGAAAATAATAGCAGTTATGTGACAGCCTCAATATCATCCGCTGAAGGTAGCTCTTCAGGCGATAGTAGAGGCACTGGTTCTATGATGAATCTTATGAACATAACAGATATAACTAACCAAAAATTTAAAGCTGAAGCTAGTAGTATTAGTTCTGGTTCTTCTATTCTTGGCGACGCAAATTACAATAGAACAGCAATTACAGTTGTTAAAATAGCAGACGCACAATAGGGGGCAAGCTAATGGCTTTATCGAAAATACTACCAGCCGGTCAATCCCAGTTTGCTGGTGCAAAGAATCTTATCATTAATGGTGGAATGCAGGTTTGGCAAAGAGCCACCGCAGCTACAGCGGGTGCAAATAATACGTTAAATACGGTTGATAGATGGGGTTGGTTATTAAATAATGACGGTGCGGTTACTTCTGAACAATCAACTGATACGCCAACAGGCACAGGCTATTCGTTTCTTCTAAAATGTACAACGGCAGATACAAGTCTTGCCGCTGGTCAGTATGCTGGTCTTTTTCACAACATAGAGGCACAAAACCTTCAGTCTCTACAGTATGGAAGTTCCTCTGCTAAAAGCATAACTTTATCATTTTGGGTTAAGTCGAATAAAACAGGAACTTACACAGTAGCTTTGTACAAGGGCGGAAACACAGGGTACATAATTCCTAATGAGTACACGATTTCATCGGCAAATACATGGGAAAAGAAAACAATCACAATAACGCCAACTGCTGGAAGCACATCATTTATTACAGCATCAGGAGGGGCATTTCTTAATAACAATACATTAGGATTTTCAGTCGCATTTAACCTCGCATTTGGCTCAACATTGCATGGCACTAATAACACTTGGTCGTCTAATGCATCACATTACAGTACATCCAATGCGGTCAACTGGATGGATAGCACAAGCAATAACTTTTACTTATCTCAAGTACAGCTTGAAATCGGAGATGTAGCCACGCCGTTTGAGCATGAGGATTTTGGAACTACGTTAGCTAAGTGTCAGCGGTATTTTGAAAATATTGAATTTAGCAATGGTTCAGTAGTAACAGTCGGTCAAGTTTATAGCAGTCATACTGCTGCAGCGGCTCCTTTGCGCTTTAAAGTTACAAAAAGAGCAGCCCCAACTGTGACCCTACCCCCAACAGGCAGAAATACTGGTAATATAAATTTTTTAATGGCATCGGCTGGTTATGTCCCCACTTCAGACGGAAGTATAGCTGTTAACTTTATTAGTGTTGACTCGTGTACACTACAAGCTAGTGGGTACAATACTTTTGGTGCAAACGGTGACGCTTCATGGGTTTATATGAATGGTGCTGCAACCATTACAGTGGCAGCGGAGTTATAAATATGAATATTACATTAGCTAAATATATAAAAGTAACAACACCTACTGATGAAGAAATCATTAATAGTGTTAAAGCTACCATCAGTGGTGTTGAATCTTTCGTGCCTATGGATGAAGCCAACACAGACTACGCAGAAATCCTACGCCAAGTAGCGGCTGGCACTCTAACAATAGAGGAGGCAGACTAATGCCTTATATCGGGACTCAGCCAACGACAGGTGTATTTACTGAGCTAGATGCTCTGACTGCATCAGCTACGGCTGACTACGCTCTTACTTTGAATGGCGCAGCATACAATCCAGCAACGGTTAACAACCTTCTGGTTAGCATCAATGGTGTAATACAAGCTGGCTCTACTATGAGCCTGTCAGGTAGCACACTGACAGTGGGTGCTACGCTTTCATCATCTGATGTTATAGATTTTGTTCGGGTGTTTGGTTCTGTCGGCACTGTGTCTACGCCTACTGATGGCTCAGTTACTACAGCCAAGCTAGGTAATGGGTCTGTTACTGCCGCCAAGTTAGCAGCGGGTGTGCAAGGTGTAGCTGGCATTACTACTGCTAGCACTAGCGGAACAGCGTTAAGCATTGATAGTTCTAATCGTCTAACGATGCCGCTTCAGCCTAGCTTTAGAGCAATAGGCACTACTAATAGTCTTGTGACAACATCTCCAATTCCTTTTCCTAGTGTACAGCATAATATTGGTTCGCATTTTTCAACGAGTTCAAATGAGTTTACTGTTCCGATAGCGGGGGTTTATTCGTTTCATGTTCATATTGCTTATATTATAATTCAGAGTAATGGTGGTAATGGGCAAGTAGACATTAGAGTTAATAACGTTGCTAAAGCGTATTCTTATGCCAATATACCTGCTGCAACAGGTTACATTCCCTGCTCAGTTAGTTTGTTAATTGAATTAGCTGTAAATGATGTTGTAAAAGTACAATTTAACGCAAACGGCACTGCTTCTTATTATGGTGGCGGTGTTGAGTGCCAGTTCTCTGGCTACTTGGTAGGATAGGAGACAGATATGGCATTAACAAAATTAAACAATCAATCTCTTACCGCAGTTACGGCTGCTGGTATTCCTATTCGTACTGGTAGTGTGTTGCAAGTTGTACAAGGCACTACCCAAGCACAATACACTATGACAACCTCATATGCAGATGTTGGTTTATCTGTAAATATTACACCGACAACATCAGACAGTGATATTTTTATATTAGTAAATAGTCAAATATATGTGGGAAATGATGGTTATGGAACAAGATTATTAAGAGACTCTACAGTTATATTTACTGCTGCTGGAAGTGATTCAAATGGCCCTTTTGAGGGATATTCATCAGGTGGCTTTCATAATAGAACAGGGTATAATTTTCTTGATACAACGAGGTCATCAAGCACAAGCCAAATAACGTATAAGCTACAAGGCATTTTGTATCACTCTGGTTCTTCTGTTCATTATAACTACAATGATGTGACTAATGCGACTTCAGTCATACAAGCAATGGAAATCGCTGGCTGATGAAACCTACAGCCGCATCAGTGCAGTCGCAGATAGATACACATGAGGCTGTGTGTTCTGAGCGTTGGCGTGAAACCATCATGCGGATTAAACGCATCGAACATATTATGATTGGTTCTGCTGGCACTACAATTGTGTTGCTTTTGAGCGTTGTAATGCGAGGCTAACATGGTAGTTGCTGAGGTACTAACTGGTATTGCGTTAGTCCAGCAATCCGTAAAATTTATTAAAGATAATATCAGCACTGCTCAAGACATTGGACAGATAGCTAGCCAGATAGATGATCTGTTTACTGGTGAAAAACAGGTGCAGCAAGCTAGAGCCAAGAAGTCTGGCAGTAGTTTGGGCGATCAGTTTGGTGTCGATACTGTAGCTAAAGAAATGATTGACGCTAAGTTGGCTGCTGAACAGCTACAAGAAGTAGCGACTATGGTTGATATGAGATTCGGTCATGGAACATGGGCGGGTATATTAGCTGAGAGAGCCAAGCGTATCCAAGAGGCCAAGGAAGCAGAGGCTATAGCTAGACGTAAGAAGATACAAAAGGATAGAGAGTTTGAAGAGATGATGAAGCAAGCTGTGCTTGTTGGAACAATCATTGTTATAGCAGTAGGCTTGTTTATTTTTTTAATGGTTAGTGTAGCAAAGGCGATTGTCATATGATTAGTGTTGAGCAGTTTCTTAAATGGAAAGTCTTGCCTAGATGTATGATGCTTGCATCTACAGTTATGTCATGGCGTTGTGCTGAATGGTTTATGGAATTAGATGTGCCAACTGCAAGTCAGTCAGCATTTGTATCTGTAGTTATGGGCGTGATGACAGGTGTGTTTGGCATCTGGATGGGGCATGAGCATAAAGGTGAAACCAAATGAAGAACGCAGCTACAAGATTGAATGAGGCTAGTGAGGTTACTATTCCTCTTCGTAATCTTATCAGCATGATTGCTTTTACTGGCGTGTCTGTTTGGGTTTACTTTGGACTGGTGGAACGCATTGCTTTTCTTGAGCATAACCTTGAGTTGACTATGCAAGAAGTAGAAGAAAATGACAATTGGATTGATGACTTTGAGCCACCGAAATCTGTACAAGACACAGTTAAAAAGATGCAGCAATTAGAGATTGAAATAGCTAGAATAAAACTAATGTTAGAGGCTAAGTAATGATACAAGCATTGATTGGGCCGATTGCATCACTAGCTGGTAGCTGGATGGAATCCAAGGTCGAGCAAACCAAAGCCAAAGGCAAGGTTGCTCAAGCTAAAGCTGAAGCAGAAGCAGAGGTAATGAAGGTAGCTGCTACCCATGAAGCTGGCTGGGAAAAAATTATGGCTAAGTCTAGCGACAATAGCTGGAAGGATGAAGCTTGGACAATATTGTTTATTGTTATTATTGCTATGTGTTTTATTCCTGTTACTCAGCCTTATGTTGAGCGTGGCTTTACGGCTTTGGATGGTACACCTGACTGGTTTCAGTACGCAGTTTATGCTTCAATAGCTGCAAGCTTTGGATTGCGTGGCTTGAAAGGTATAAAGAAATGAAACTATCAGAGCATTTTAGTCTTGAGGAAATGACCAAAAGCCAAACAGCTTTGCGGCGTAACCTTCCTAATACGCCCTCAGAAGCTCAGACAGAGGCGTTAGTTCTTTTGTGTGAGAATGTACTAGAGCCAGTGCGGAGCCACTTCAGCATACCGTTTACGCCCAGCAGTGGCTATCGCAGTGCCGAGCTTTGTGTTGCGATAGGTAGTTCTGTGTCTAGTCAACATGCAAAGGGTGAAGCTGCTGACTTTGAGGTGCCATCTATATCTAATCTTGAGTTGTGTACTTGGATTATTAACAATCTAGATTTCGATCAGATTATTCTTGAGTGTTATACTGGTGGTAATACAGGGTGGGTACACTGTAGCTACAAAGCAGAAGGCAATCGTAAAGAAGTTCTAACATACGATAAAGAGAATGGTTATCGTAAAGGCTTGCTAACTTAAAATGGGCCAGCCGTAATTTGGGAAACGGCTGACCCACTAGCAGGCGGAGAACTAATCAACCTGCTTTAAAATGGTACATCTTCTGATGGCATTGCGCTAGTGACATTCTCATCTTTGATGTTGTCACCGAACTCAGGTATCTCATCATCTATTGGCTTGGGCTTGTACTCCGATACCTGCAAAGACATGTAGGCATTGTCATCCTTCATCTCTTTCCAAGATGCAATCTTCCAGTCTTGATGCAGCCCATCAAGTGGGCCACTGTAGTCGGGTGCTTTCTCATTGCCCTTCTTGTCGTTAGGGAATAAGCATCCTATCTTTTGGAATACTTCGATGCGCTTCTTTCCATCTCTGGACTCAGCCATGATGAGTGCTACTTGTCCGTCTTCTCCCATAACATTAAGCTTGCCTTGCAGTATAAGCTGTTGCTCGGGAAAGGGTTTGAAGGCTGCGCCTCTGTTTGTGTTGTCATATTCAGTCATTGCTGTTCTCCTTTTTTGTATGTTCCTGTAAGAGCCATAATATTTTTTCTACCTTATGCTCTAGGTTAGTGAGCCTTATTTTTATTTCTTCTAAATGTAAAACAAACTTTGAAGAAAACATTAGTCAGCCCTCCATATCCTATGATGGTTAAGGTTCTCTCTTCTTGTAGCAATTTTTATATCCCATGCCTTTGCAGCTTGTCTCATGGCTGCAACAAAGCCAGTACCAATAACAATGCTGTCTCCTTTCTTCATACGTTTTAAGATACTGTACTTTGATCCATATCCATTTGGCATGGGTACGCCTTTTTCAATTTGATATTGTTCCATTACCACTTCTCCTCTGGTGGTAATCTACCATCGTCATCAAGCTTAACGCTCTTTACCTTTGTTACCTTGGGGTTGGGCATGCTAGCTGAGTTACCGTCATCATCTTCTGATGGCAGTCCGAATGCAGATTGTAAGCCATAGCGTTTAGCATATGTGATACCGCTGCCCATCTTCTGTGGATCAGTAGGGTCTTTGACTAAGACAGGTGTGCGTCCAGTTATATACTCGCCCGACTCATGCATAACAATTGTAGTTACAAAGATGTGACTCTCATTAAAGTCAACAGGCTGTGTAAATGTAAGGCCACACTTGCCAGCCTCCACTCTGACAGTCTCAATAACTTCTTCAAGACTGGCATAGTTTGATTTGAAGAATGGATTTTTTGCAGTCTTCTTAGCTGCTGCTCCAGTGTTGTGAAACTGGATAAGTGCTTTGGTTATGTTCTTTAGTTCCATTTTAGTTCTCCTTGACTGTGATGCGTAATGATCCGCGCTTATCGCGTTTAATGGCTAGAAGATCACAGTATACTTCTCGCTCATCGTCACCAACCATAGCCTTGAGGTCAGACTTGGCTGACTCAAATAGCTTTGCTGATTTCTCTTGTTCGATGTAGTCATGGCATCGGCTGATAAATTCGTTGTCGGCTGATGCATCTCGTTTGACTAGGCCATCGACCTTGATCTTATCTATAGATACAGGTGGCACTTCGTTATCACCGAAAGGGCGGGTGTCTTCAGTGACATGCCTCCAGAACTCGGTGATGTGTACCTTCATCTTGTTAATGTAATCCCAATCTTTCTGTACATAAACAGCAGCCCACTTGCGGTTGCCAAAGATAACAGATAGATAGCAGCCCTTGGCTTGGTGTAGCCACATGTAGAACTGCATCTGTGGCATGTACATACTCAAACAGTTTTCCATATTGTTTGTTTCGTATGTGTGTTTGCACTCAATGATCTCGTCAGTAAATTTTCTGTCCATCATAATGTGACCATCGACTTGACCCTTGAGAGGCACACCTTCCCAGTTCATCTCTGCTGTAAGGCCATGACCTGCGCCTTTGTGCATGACATGCTGTACTGTTTCAGTGTCACTGAACATCTGTTTATCAAACCAACGCTTGTTAAAGTGTTCAGTCTCTGTACCTAGTTGTACTGCTAAATTATCTGAGAGATCATCAGGCTCTGACTTGCCTGTCTTCTGTTCCCACAAGGCAATCCAATCGCCTCGCATGATGCGGTTCATATCTGAGCCGCCTAGAAATCCTAGTCTGTTCATAGTAGTTCTCCTTTTGATTTATTATACTGCAACTATGCAGTTAGATCAAGCTTCTTTCTTAATCATTTCAATAAGTTTATCCATCAAATGATAGTGTTGTTTTTCGGCTGGTCGATACCAATTTTTTTCAAAGTCTGGATTTTCGTATGGGTTATCCATTTCCATTATGTGATTGGTTTCTTTTATTTCATTCAAGATACCAATTAGCTGGTCGCATAAATGACTATCCATGATTAATCTCCTAGTGCAATTTTCTTTTGTTGTAGTGATGAGAGCATCAACTCCCTACGTCTGAGTCTCCACTTGATATGCTTGTGAAACTCTGAGTATGCAGGCCAGAAAGTGGTAGTCTCGGATACCTGTTTGATAGCGTACTTAACTATGTCTGCTGGATAGACTGACAATTCATTAGCTATAGCTTGTATTCGCATTGCATGATCGTCTGATGACTCACCTGCTGGCTTCACCACCAGCGCAGCCAGCAGCGTGAGGTCATCGACTAACATTTCTTTAGGCATGGGAACCATAGCTTGCATAACTGTAGCTATACATTTGTTTACGTCATCGATTGATGTTGATTCTATTCTGTAGCCACTGACAATAATATCTACGCCATCATCCTTGAAGCTACTGCGACTAATCTCTACTACCTTGCAGCCTGTTGTGCATTCTAGCGAAGTGAGAAGCAGACTGTCGACTCTGGCTGGATTGTTTACCTGTAGCATTCGATCCAGACCTGCCTGTATTTGATCGCCACTCAATATGATTTGAACACCAGTATCTGTAGGCTCTGTCGAAGGACGCAAATTTTTTGCCTGTTGCTTGATGGTAGTTAACGAACTTATCTGCTTGAGCGACATGATCTATAGCCTCCTTGTGTTTAGCATCTATGGATTTGCAAAGGTCATCGCTTGGAAACCAGCCATCTGGAACCTGACCCTTTGTGTTCTTTGTTTCCTTATTGGTTATTGATAGGTTAGTGTTGCTGTCTGCAACAGAGGTGTTGCTCTCTGCAATAGGGGTGTTGCAGTGTGCAATATCTTTTGGGAATATTATGTATCGTGTTGACTTGCCTGTGTGTCCACGATCTCTAGTTAGATAGCCGTGATCTTCCAGCCAGTGCAGCTTGCGCGTTACTGTAGCTACAGACATAGCAGTACGTTGTGATAGTCGGCTGAGACTAGGCCAGCATAGGTGCTTGTCTTCATCTGCATGATCTGCAAGCACAACCATTAGCCATTTTGCATAGCAGTCAGGTATCTCTGACTTGATTGCCCTCGCCATTAGTAGGAATGCCATCGTAGTTCTCCTTCAATAATGGTGCTATCTTTTCTTCAAAGACATCACCATCAAAGATGATTAGTGTTTTGGGTTTACCTTCCCTGCGCTTATAGAACAGCACATCTCTAACTACAGTAAAGGGATTAGGAAAGTTTGATTTGTCTCGGTACTTTACTTCAACCACCAAGGCGTTTTGTCCGACTTGCCAGATGATGTCTCCGCTATACTCGCCTCCCAACGCTCCGCTGAGAGGTTGCCTTTTCGCTTTGAACCCGAGCTTTTGTAACCACTTAACGAATGTTCGCTCATGGTAGTCTCCTTTTGCGCGACTCTTGCTTGCCATGTGTTTGCCTCATAACAATCAATACAGATTGTGTGATAGGTTGGTGGTTTTTCTGTAGCTAATATGCATACAAACCAAGGGGTCTTATCATTGCAAGCATCGCATGGGTATGCTTCACCTACTTTATCGTAGAGTCTTTTTTTTATGGACTTTGATCGTAAGGCCAAGTGCATCTAACCAACATGCAAACAAGAATCCAGATGGTACTCGTTTATGTTGTTCCCATTTGTGTATTAAAGATTCAGCGCATCCAATCTTGTAAGCTAAATTTTTCTGAGTCAACTTTTGTTTTGTTCGATGAACAACAAGTTGACTAATAACATACTGATATGTATCAGTAATTTCAGTCTCTACTTTGTAGTGCTGAAAGTTTTTCAATAGCTTCACTAACTTTATTGGCTGTATCGTAGCGCAAATCTTTGCCTAATCTTGCACGATAAAAGGTAGAGTCAGGCACTCCGGCACAAGCAAAAGCATCCTTGAGTTTGATATGTAAGTGCGCTGACTTGTCTACTAATTGTTCCATGTATGTAATCATGCAGCCAATATGCTTGCAAGATTGCAGTTATGTCAATGGTCAAAATTCTGTAGACCCTTTCTCGTATTCACCAAGGCTTGACCAGCCACCAACTACATGTGTTTCTCTGGAATAGTAGTGACCAGTGTCTTCTTCAGTTACATCATCAGCGAATGCATTATCAGGAAGCATTGCGTTGTTTAACTGCCAACCTTTTTTGTTACGCTCAAGTTCTATGTTGTATCCATAGTTGATGCTTGATAGCGGCTTATCTTCTTCGCGTTTATATCTACCGTTTCTAGGCATCATCTTCTTCCTTGTAAAAATCTTTGCCCCACATTATAAGCTGGCCTCTACCAGACTTACCTTTTCTTTTGCGATGATCAACAACTATCAACCCTTTTTCTTTTAATGATTTAAACCTAGCTGTAACTGTGCTGTATCTAAGGTGATCCAATCTATCTAATACGTCATCCATAATGCAGCCACTGTCAGTGAATGTGCAAATAGCATAGTAAACTTTTTTCTCCATGCGAGTGACATCAAGTGAATCAGCAGCATCATGGCTAGTGCTTGGGTCACGGCTGCGGGCTAGCTTGAACGCTGGCGTGTCAAACAAATCGTCAGCTATTTTTTGTCCTTGTTCTATAACATTCATGTTAGTTCTCCTAAAGTTGTTAACTGCCACTTTTTCTTTTCTATTTTTGAAGTATCTATGACAGGGGTTTTGCAATCTTGTTCTTGTTCAATAACAATCTTGCCACTTGCTGTTTCGAAATCAGTCATCATATCTAATGCTGTTTCGATAGCATCATCTGCATCTTCAGCGTACACAACTTTGTAAACTGTGTACTGTGTCATCCATTTGAGATCATCACCCT